GCTTGGCGATGACCCACGCAGCTAACCTACCCCGACATCAGTATGTGTCGGTTGACAAGTCCGTGATTAGCCAAGGCCAAGTACAGGGCTGGGAGGATGCGGTTTGGTTTGGGTTATCCAGCGTGCCACACCGAGCTTGGGCTTGCACTGTGATGCTCAAATGCGGTGCGTTGTATCGAGGCTTACCCTTGTCCGCCATCTGTCACGATTCGGTAGGACATTCCCACAAGTGGGAGCTGCGGGATGCACAACGCTGGGATTGTTTTGGGTACAACTTTTCGACAATTGAATTTGATTACCTTCGCGAGTTGGACTGCAATGTGTGGATCGCAAGCAGGCAGGAGTGGTTGGGCGGAAGCTATATGTTTACCGCCGAGCCGTATGGAGATGCCTACAGCTTGGAACCTAGCCAAACTAAGTCGCACCATTTTATCGCCCTGCACAATGGGCGGATGACGTGTGTTCCAGGCAACAATGTGTTATTCACAGAAACTTCTTTCACCGGCAAGAAACCTATTGCTAAACCAGATTGGCTTCGAGTACAAACAAACACCTACCACGCCGAGGAGCAAGGCTTTGACGCTGTGGTGGGTGAAGAAACCGCATGAAAAATTTACGCGCAGATAGTTCAGTAGTAGAACTTCCCCTATTCCAAGGGGAAAACGGCGGTGCAATTCCGACCTCTGCGCTCCAGCTTAAATTCAAAGCAATAAAATCGCAGACTCTCAATGATGTAGTGGTTGAGAATCATTATGCACATAGGGCAGTGCCTTGCAGCTGGTCGTTTGGATGTTTTAATTCAAGCGAGTTGCTTGGGGTAATATCATTCGGCAAGCCAGCATCGCCACACCTTTGTAGGGGTATTTGTGGTGCTGAAAACTCAAGCAGAGTCTATGAGTTAAACAGATTGTGGCTTGATAATAGATGCCCAAAGAACTCTGAAAGCAGGTTTATATCTTGGAGCATAAGAGAACTATCCAAGCTACGACCATACTTAATACTTGTTAGCTATGCCGACACTGGTGCTGGTCATAATGGCGCGATCTACGCGGCCACAAACTGGACCTATACTGGATTGTCAGACAAGAGATCATCTGGTGACAAGGTGGTTGGCAACAAGCACAGTAGGCATTCTAGGACAATGGATGATGCTGTCATGGTTCCTAGGACAAGAAAGCACAGGTTTGTATATTTCTGCGATCAATCGGACAAGAGCTTATTGAGGTGGGGAATTTTAGATTGGAGACAATGGAAGGATCACAAGGAAGAAACCGCATGAAAGCATTATACAAATACGCACGGCTTGAGGTGAAGGCACTGGCCGAGATGCTGGAGCTTAACGCCTGCCAGCCTGGGCGGTTGCTGGAAACAAACGTCTCACCCCTAGCATGGATTATGAACCAGATGCTCTACGACAAGTTTCATGGTAACGGCTGGAAGTTAAATCTACTCACAGGATCTTTTGAAAAGGTATGACTATAGAAGCCAGAGACAGACTTAAATGGTCACGCGATATGCTTCTGATCGCACGCGATAAGCTAGCCATAGAGAGAGATCGCGTTTCTCATGGCCATGCAATTGATTTAATCCAGATCATAACGATGGTCGATGCAGCGGCTTTGATAGCGAAGGAGATATTGGAGGCGGAAAAAGGATTGACGCAGTAACCCCAAATAATAGAAAGGAACACCAAATGAAACTATGGACCAATAACACCAACGCAGTCACTGTAGTCGATGACAATAAGTTGTGGCCGCGCTGTAGCTACATCCTACCCGATGAGTTAGTCAACCCGCCTTTCACAGATGCCATACCCGTACCGCACCTAATTAAGCCGTACTACCCAGGCCGAGCCGAGGGCGGGACAACAGCGGTCTACCGCGCCGGTGCAATCGGCGATGCCATCATGGCAACAGGGGTGATCCGTTACCTAACCGAGACTTCGGGGGGTGCGGTCGATGTCTACTGTCCCGCCCGCAATATGCCTCTCTACGCTGGGCTGGGAGCTAGGCTGTTGCCATTACCCCCAACCGCCGAGGCATTCGCATCCTACGACGCGCACGTTGTGCTGGATGATCTCTTCTCTGGCAAGGTAGGCGGCACGGAGCTTGGCACTGGTGCTGGCAATCACTACGATAGGATCTACCTGTGGATGGGGGCGGAAGGGATTGTGGCGGATGTCAATGGCAGGGCTGGGGATGTTCGTTTAGTCGATGTTAAATACAAGAAGCCTTACCTCTACACAGTCCAGCCTGATACCGATGAGTTAAAGAAGTTAAACCTCTGGCCGTTACCGCCCAAGTATTTTGCCTATCATGTTTCGTCTAGCGGTCCGACCCGCACCTATCCACCCGCGCTGGGTAAGCTGGCAGTCGAGGCTTTGCTGGAGGCGTTCCCCGACCATCATGCAGTCATCATTGGAATGGATAAGTCGGTAGACTTCCGAGTAGACAGCAAGCGGGTGGTGGATTTATTTAACGCCACGGCAAACATACGCACGCTGTTCCCCGTCATTCAAGGGGCAGAGTTTGTGGTTGCGCCGGATTCGTCGGTCACACACATGGCAGCGGGGTTGGATACGGCCTGCGTTAGTTTGTGGGGTAGCTACCATCCCGATGACCGCTGTAAGTATTACCCTAAGTCAGTGCCAGTATTCAAACCCGATACTTGCCCGCACGCGCCCTGCCGACCGCATGGGGGGTTGCCACAAGCCAAGTGTAAGGACGCAACTAACCGCACCAAGAAGACGCAGATGTGGTGCAATGCACTGCGCAATATAACAGCCGAGGATATTGTCGAGGCGGCGAAGAAGGTGGTCAAGTTGGAGGAAATTAAAGAAAGCAAATAACCTAACTGGCGTTGTGGTCCGCAGGGAGATCCTGCGGCGGGCAGTTCCTCAGTGTGTGTTCGCCTCTTGAATCAGCAGCCAGTTTGAATTTTTATGATAATAATGCCAACAAATAATACTGGATTTATGATTGGATATTTGGCTGGCAAATTTCAAAATTCAATTGGGCTTTTGCTTTCACCTAACGGGTGGAAATATACACCTGACGTTGTTCCATATGCACTTGATAACGGAGCCTATTATGCCTTTACGCAGCAGAAGTTATGGGATGAAAAAGCTTTTTACAAAATGCTGAACAAGGTTCCAATGTGGAAAAAGCCATTATGGGTAGCATGCCCAGATAAGGTTATGGATAAAAACGAAACATTAAAAATGTGGAAAATACATAGTCCAAGGATAAATGAAATGGGGTTTAAGAATGCGTTTGTGCTTCAAGATGGTATGGTTAAATCAGACGTTCCGGATGATGCAGAGGTGCTTTTTGTCGGTGGATCTTTTGAATGGAAATGGAGGATGCTCCCAGAAATTTGCACCTGGGGGAGAAGGGTGCATTGCGGAAGAGTAAATTCTTATGAAGGATTGTGGATATGTGATGAGAATAATGTTGAAAGTTGCGATGGAACTGGTTGGGTTAGGGGTGGACTTGAAAGGATGCAACCATTAATAAATTTTCTTGAGGAAAAATACATAACAGGAAGGAGACAGAGATGTTTGCTAAAGACTTAAACAAAACAAAACTTGGAGGTGCAAGATATACAATTACGCAGAGTTTTACTTTTGATGCGTCTCACAATCTGCACCCAGATGATTTTGCCTATCTCAGAAAACCCGGCTCCATGATTTTTGATAACCTATTCAAATGTTTTAGAAATCATGGGCATACTTACAAACTGGACATTACATGGGAAGGATTCCCAACGGATGACAAGCCTATGATTTATCCATTTGGTTGCCTAAAAAAATTTGCCAAGGAACTTGTTGCTAGCTGCGATCACCATAACCTAAATGAAGTTTTTACCTGGCCAACCACGCTGGAAAACTTGGCCAACTGGTTTTTCAAGAGGCTCCTTATCTATGAATGCGAAAAATTAAAGTTAAGAAGCGTTGAGCTTCGTGAGGGAGAAAACAATAGAGTAAAGGTTGAGAAGCTATGAAGCCGCGAGTTTATTTATCTGGACCTATATACGGAACAACAGATCAAGAACAAGAGTGGAGAATGATTGCAACAGATAGACTAAAAAACTTATTTGAAATATTAAATCCATTAGACAGAGATTTTCGTGGCACAAAATTTGATGTTGTCAATAGTTCTAAAATTGTAAGGGATGATATGGCTGCGGTAGATCATTCAAATGTTGTACTAGCAAATGCCGAAAAACCTGGATGGGGTACCGCCATGGAAATTTTTTATGCCCACATGAAGGGTAAGCCTGTGTTGTTTTTCACATCCAATGACAACCCGTCTCCATGGTTGCTTGCTAGAGCTAGGCAATTTACAAGTCTTGATAATGCAATCGAAGAATTGATAAAATTTAGGAATACACTCATTGAGTGCATTGGGCATAATAAGCCGATTAAAATATTGTGATCGACAACCAACGCAAAGCTGAAGAGATCGTCGGCCAAGTGGATTGGCAGTCTGAGAATCACGGGCTGTGCAAGTGTCCTGGGGAAGCGGCACACACCAGCCACACCCGCATCCGCGACACAACGGTGTTCGTGGATGGCGCGCCGACTATCTTTTGCTGGCATACTTCCTGCACGCCTTACCGAGATGAGGCTAACCGCAAGTTGCGAAGAGCTATAGGTGGCGATGTTCTTTACAAGCCAGTCAACATTATGTCGGGTGGCACTGCCACGCCGAAGCTAATCATCAAGAAAGATCCGCACGCCGAGGTGTTGGATAGGATCAAGACGATTGCTGAATCAAACAAGCAACGATACCTAACGCACTACAATTGGGACCCAGCCGATATGTACGAGGAGAGTCCAGTTAAGTTAGGCGATCCGGCGCAGGACTATCACTTGTTCCTCTCGATGTTTAATGTCGCTGACAATATCTGGATCGGTGATGTCAAGGACAGCGGGAGGCACCCGCAGAACTTTAGGTCAGCTTGGGATTGGAAGAAGTTAGACGAGCCAATCGGGCAGTTTACTACTGGCGCGACCTACAAGCTGGACACGGTTAGCAGATCCAATGATACGGTTGAGCATAGGGTGTTCTTGGTTGTCGAGTCCGATGTGTTAACCAAGCCAGAGATGGGCGCGGTGTTCCAATTGATGCGAGATTTGTTTAAGTTGAGATTGCGCGCCGTTGTAGATACTGGTGGGAAGAGTTTGCACGGATGGTTTGATATGCCGTCCAACAAGGAATTGATTGACCAGTTGAAAACATTTCTTATTCCGCTTGGATGTGACCCAGCAACATTCAAGCCTAGTCAGCCAGTTCGGATACCTGGGGCAA